CCGGTGGACTAATGGCAGCGGCCCGGCCCCGCGGCCTGAGGGGGCTCCCCCTAACTCGCCAAGGAGGGGCAAGGGAGGCCCCCCTGGGAGTCCCGGGGGTGTAAATGCAAGGCACCCTCTGTGACAAGCACCCACAAAGACCCCAGCATTCATGCGGGTTTCCGCCAGGTGCCCAGGCTACGTAAGGTTGGCGGAGCTGACAACACCCCATGGTCGCCCACCCCCGCCCCCGGCTCCCCATCGAGGTGCCGCCAAGGTGTGGTCGGCGGGCTGAGGGGCGCCGAGATGGGGCCCGGCCGCGCGCCAGCGCGGACAACATTTGTGACACCGCTTAGGGGGGGCGGATAGGGGGGCGAAAGGGGGGCGGAAACGGCCTTTACCGCACCCCCCGCCGAGGGCACCCCCTATACGCGCGCGCGCGCGTGTACTAAAGATCCTTTATAGAGCTTAGCAGCCTGCTGAAAGCTATTAGAGGCAGGCCTCTTTGGAGGCTGGCGCCTCCAGAGGCCTAAAGGGCTTTGAAGGATCCTTGGAAGGCGGGAGGCCCGACCCCGCCTAAGCGGGGGAGGGAGGGCCTCCCGCAAGGCTCTTGGGCAGGGGGTAAGGCTTGGGATAGGGTCGGCGCATCCCCCGAAAGGGGGATCTTTCGTTCGAGTGGTTGTGAAAAGTGCCCTCCGCGGTGTATTATAGGGTGAGGGGGGTTTTATTTCCGGCTTTCGGCGGACGGTGGGCCGGGGATGCCCCCCAAGCCTTCGACGGCCAGCCCGGGCTCTGTGCCGTCGCCCCCGTGGTGTGAGGCGCCTTACGTCGGCAGCGCCCACCGCGGGGGGATCTCCCACACTCGACCCCCGCCAAGGAGGTACCAGCATGACCCTACTCGACCGCGTGCTCGGTCGCGAGCCGCGCTCCCGCGTGCGCATGATCGCCAGCGTTGGCGAGTACGTCGCTGGGGAGGCGTACGACATCCCCGCCTCCACGGCGGATCAGTGGATCGCTCGCGGCTACGCCGAGGGCAACTACTCGCGCCACTACTCGGAGGACGAGATCCCCGCGCTGCTGGGGAACGTCCAGACAGTGAGCCTCTAGATGGCCTCGGCGCACTACAACCTGACCCTCAAGCTCTTCCTCGAGGGCAGCATCAACATGACGACCGACACCATCAAGGTGCGGCTCGTCCGGACGTCCGCCTACACGTTCTCGCAGGCCCACGACTACGCGAACGACCTGCCGGCGGCCATCGTGACCGACGTCACGCTCGGCTCGAAGTCCACGAACGGCGGGGGCTCCGACCCCGGCTGCTTCGACGCCGCGGACGCAGTGTTCGCGTCCGTCCCCTCGGGCGCGGCCATCGACGCCCTGGTCATCTACAAGGACACGGGCACGGCCTCGACCTCCCCGGTGATCGCGTACATCGACGGGTTCTCGGTCACGCCAAACGGTGGCGACATCACCGTCCAGTGGCAGAACACAAACCCGTTCATCTTCAAGATCTAGGAGGCCGCGATGCTCTGGGTTCCGCACGGCCAGACCCGCGTGATCACGAACGGCGGGATCGTCGGCTCCGCCACCCCGTTCACCGCGGTCGCCTCGAGTGCCACCGCGAACACGTACGGCACCGTCACGGAGCTGATCTCGGCGTCGGCCAACAACCAGGACTCCTGGGGCATCGTCATCGCCGTCCTCAATACGGGCGCGTCCGCCGCTGCGCGCGAGGCGTGCGTTGACATCCTGATCGGCGGGGCCACGGACGACGTGCTGATCCCGGGCCTGCTCTCCGGCTACACGTACAACGGGGCGGCCAACTTCTGGTTCTTCCCGCTCCACATCCCGGCGGGCCTGCGGATCGCGGCGCAGCACTCGAACGCCGGCACATCCATCTCGGCCCGCGTCGGGGTGTGGCTCTACGGGGGCTCCCCGCCGCCCTTCCGGGTGGGCCGCAAGGTCACCACCTACGGAACCAAGATCAACAACTCGCGCGGCCAGGCCGTCACCCCCGCCGCGTCGGGCGGAGCGGCGTCGGCGACAGAGATGACCGCTAGCACCGGCCAGGATCACTTCTACTTCATGCCGAGCTTCCAGCCGGCGACGGACACCACGATCACCCCTGCGGGCTGGGTCAACATCGGCATCGGCGTGGGCGCGGCCACCGAGGAGCGCATCGGCACATGGTGGATCGGCAAGGACACTAACGAGATGACGACCAAGTGGCTGCCGCCTTTCGGCGTGTTCCGTGAAGTCCCGGCCGGCACCCGGCTGACCATGCTGGCGTCCAACAGCGGCGCCAATGACGCCGCCTACGACGGCCTGATCCACGCAGTGAGCTAGGAGGTGAGTGATGGCGATCAGCGAGCCATACGAGCTTGATGGCGTAACCGTCGGCAGCACCGAGCTGAGCATCGTCTCGGGCACCACCACGCTGCAGACCATCACCGACGACGGCGTCTACCAGCTCTGGGTCGACGCCGGGAACATGGCGAAGGGCGACGAGTTCCGCATCAAGCTCTACGAGAAGGTCGAGGGCACAGGCGGCACCAAGAAGGTGTTCGCGCAGTACACCCTGCTCGGGGTGCAGTCGGAGGTCTTCGTCACGCCGACGTTCATCCTCATCAACGGATGGGACATGACCATCCAGAAGATCGCCGGCACCGACCGGGCGTTCGACGCCTCCATCCGCAAGGTGGCGTAAGCCGTGGCGGGCTTCTACTGGTGGGGAGGCGCCGCAGAAGCCCAGCTACAGAGCGGCCCGTCTAACCAGAACGTCTCCGTCTCGGGGCTGGCGAGTGCCTCCTCCTTCGGGGCGCCGACCATCGTCCCCGGCGGTGTCACCGTCTCCGTCTCGGGCCTGGCAAGCGCCTCCTCCTTTGGGGCGCCCACCGTCACGGTCGGCGGCTCGAACCAGGACGTCCCGGTCTCCGGGCTGGCGTCGGCGTCGAGCCTCGGCTCTGTCACCGCCTCGCCCGGCAACGTCAACGTCGCCCCCAGTGGCCTGGCGTCCGCCTCGAGCCTCGGTGCGCCGACGGTCTCGCCCGGCGGGGTCACCGTGTCGGTGTCCGGCATCGCGTCCGCGTCGAGCTTCGGCGCCGTCACCACCGCCCCCGGCAACGTCAACGTCGCCGTAAGCGGGCTCGCGTCCGCCGCGAGCTTCGGCACGGTCGAGGGCGACATCGCGTTCAGCGTTTCCGGGCTCGGCTCGGCCAGCGCGTTCGGCAGCGTGGGCATCGCTACCGGCCCGACAACCGTTGCCGTCGGCGGGCTCGCCTCGGCAAGCGCGTTTGGCTCCCCGAGCGTCACAACGCCTGGCGGAGAGACCTTCAATCCGGCCACTCAGGGTGGCGCATACTTCAGATAGGAGGCTGCGTGCAGCAGGAACTCGAGCTGGCGCCTGCCGGCTCCACTGGCAACAACACCCACGCCGCCGCCCGGGTTGGCGGACACGAAGCGGTTGCGCTGGTGTTCAACATCACCGCGGTAGGCAGCACCCCGACGGTCACGTTCAAGTTCCAGGGCAGTCATGACGGCACCAACTGGTACGACGTGGCCTACGTCACCGACGCCTCGGACACGCTGTCCGTCGCGACCCGCGTGGTGACCGCCGTCGGGCAGTACACGAACTTCGTGGCGAACCCCGTCGCCAGGCGATACCGCTATTTCCGCCTGGTCACTACGGCGAACACCAACGTGACGTACAACGGCAAGGCGTACAAGTACAAGAGCGACGACTAATGCAGATCGGCGTCCGCAACGGCACACGAGCGGGATGGAAGAGGGTGAGGCAGCAGGTGAAGGTGGACTGGAAGTGCCCGGGCTGCCGGGCGTTCGTGCGCTACTACTGGCTGCGTTGCCCGAGCTGTAGTCACCCGCGAGACTAGGCATGGACATCAAGTCGAGGCTTGCGGGCGGCAGCCACTCGAGCAGCGACTTGACCACCGTTGCCGCCGAGGCGTACGCCGCCTTCCCGTTCAAGTTCTACTGGATGCTGCAGCACGGCTACGTGCCGCACGTCTGGCAGGCCGTCTTCCACGGAGCACGCACAGGGGATCAGCTCGCGCGCTACCGCCACCTTGTGGCCGGCCGGCGCGGGGGCAAGACCCTCTCCGCGGCGTGGGAGGTGCTCTTCTACGCGCTGCACCCGGAGCAGTTCCACCTTGACGTCCACGGGGCGGTCTCGAGCCGGAAGCTCTGGATCTGGGTGCTAACCAAGGACTACCCGACCGGCTTCGCCTCGCTCCAGACCCTCCTGGACGTGATGCAGCAGACCGGGCTCGCCCACGGCAAGGACTACCGCTACAACAAGACCGAGCGGCGCATCGACTTTGCCAACGGCACCCTCCTGCAGTTCAAGACCGCCGAGGATCCGCAGTCGCTGCGCGGCGCGGCACTCGACATCCTCTGGATGGACGAGGCCGCCTTCATCACCACCGGGGACGCCTACACCGTCGTCTCCCCGGCGCTGGCCGACAAGCAGGGCCTTGTCATCACCACGACGACCCCGCACGGCAAGAACTGGCTCTTCGACGAGTTCTTCACCGGGCGGGCGCTCGAGGATCCGCGTGAGTTCCGGGTGCAGTACACCAGCCTGGACAACCCGTACTTCCCGCGCGAGGAGTGGGAGCGGTACCGGGAGCGCTACCACCCGATCATGTTCCGTCAGGAGTTCCTCGCGAGCTTCGAGGCCATGCACGGTATCGCCCTGCGCGGGGAGTGGCTCCACTACTGGACGGCCGGTAAGGGGGATCCGCAGGGTGACGAGTACAGCCTGCAGCACCTGATCGGCGAGGACGGACGCTACCGCCTGAAGACCTTCATGGGGGTCGACCCGGCGGTCAGCCTGGCCGACACCGCGGACTCGTTCGCGATGGCCGTGATCGGCCTGACCGACGACAACCAGCAGGGGTTCCTGCTGGACACGTACCTGGGGCGGGTCGACTTCCCCGACCAGCTCGACCTGATCCACGAGTGGATGCTCAAGTGGCGCCCGCAGTTGATCGGCGTCGAGTCAAACGCCTACCAGCGTGCGCTGGCGCAGCAGGCGTCCCGCATGTCGGGGTTCCCGGGCATCGTGCCGGTGATCGCGAAGGGCCAGAAGAACGAGCGGATCCTCTCGATGAGCCCGCTGTTCAAGATCGGCAAGGTGCGCATCCACCGCCGGAACGCGGACTTCATCGACCAGTGGGTCGCGTTCGACCCCGAGAAGAAGAACCAGAAGGACGACCTGCTCGACGCGGTCGAGATCGCGCTCGGGGTGGCCGGCGTGCTGCTCCCGATGAACCCGCACGTCTCGCTGCTCGAGGAGGACGAGATCCGCGAAACAGACCACGCGGACATCGAGGGGCTGGTCAAGGAGCAGCTTCGCTCGATGATGAACCCTCGAGGGCCGTACGACCCCGAGATCGGCGATCAATGGTAGGGAGGTCAACACTGTTCGCATCACACCGCCGCGATCTGAAGGAAGCTCACGAGCAGCACGTCAAGGCGCTCATGAAGCTGGTCGAGATGCTGGCCGAGCAGGTGGACTACCTGCGGGCCAAGCTCGATGGGCACCCCCACATCCCGGCATCAGCGCCTAGCGCGAACCCGTCGGGTCTTCCGGCTCCCCAGCCCGGGCGGCCCCTCTTCCTCAGCGAGGAGGAGGAAGACCTAATGGCGCTTCGGATCAACGAGTACATCGACGACCAGGATCTGGCGGAGCTGCAGTCGCAGCTCAACCTGCCGAGCCTGGAAGCGGACGAGTAGCCCACCGAGAGGAGGGGTAGATGAACGACGCTAAGCCGGCGCAGCTCATGCGCGACATCGTGCGCGACCCGTCCCTCCTGTCGGAGAAGCGTAAGGAGCTTGAGTCGCTGCGCCTCGAGCACGTCGCCGACTGGGCTCAGAACCGCGAGTTCTACCGCGGCAACCAGTGGGTCTTCTGGAACGACACCGCGGGCCGTATCGAGACCCTCGGCGTGGGGGAGACCCAGAAGCCGCGCTACAAGGTGCGGCTGACCGCCAACGTCATCCTGCCCGGCGTGCAGCAGCTTGTGGCGCAGATGACCAAGACCCGCCCGACGATTCGCGCCACCCCCGACTCGGGGGCCGACCGCGACGTGAAGGCCGCCGAGATGGCCGAGCGGCTCTACGAGTACCTCTGGGACGAGCTGGGGCTTACGACCAAGCTCATGTCCGCGCTGACCCACGCCCAGATCAGCCAGGGCTACTGGCTCATCACCTGGGACAGCCTCGCGGGCCGGGAGATGCCCGTAACGCTCGACCCGGTGAGCGGGCAGCCAATCTGGGACGATCTCCTGGCCGACGGGTTCCGCGATGACCTGCGGGCCGTGGCCGACGAGATGGGTCTACCGGCCTCCGACCTTCTGGCCCTGTACGAGCAGCACATCTACGTCGGCGACATCCGCGTGCAGGTGCTGTCAGGGGAGCAGGTGTGGCTTGACCCCTCGGTGCAGAACTTCGAGGACTGCGCCTACGTCATCTGCAAGTTCCCGATGACCGTGGACGAGGTCGAGGCGCGCTACGGCAAGAAGGTGACGCCGAACGCCTCCACCACGGAGAGCCGGCCGAGTCTGGCCTACACGGGCGGGGTGCGCGAGGAGCGCCCGCGCAACGTGCGCGAGGTCTACCACCTCTACCACCGCCCGACACCGGCCATGCCGAAGGGCCGCTACGTCTGCTGGATCGAGGATCCAAACGAGATCCTCTACCAGTCGGACTGGGAGTTCCCGTTCACCAAGCTGCCCCTGGTCAAGTTCCCGGGCATCGAGCGCCCAGGGGATGTCTACGACGAGGCCAGGGTCACGCACGCGCGCCCGCTGCAGAAGGAGCTGAACCTCACGGTCAGCGGCATCGCGATGCACAAGAACCTCACCATGAAGCCGCAGATGCTGGCCCCTGTAGGCTCGCTGCGGCAGCGGCTCACCGACGAGCCGGGCGCGGTGATCGAGTACGCGCCGATCCAGGGCGCCGTACCAGAGTGGCGCAATCCCCCGTCGCTGCCTGGCTACGTCTTCGAGCACCTGAACTCCATCCAGGCCCGCATCGACCGGCTGTTCAACAGCATGCCGACCGAGCGGGCGCAGCTTCCCGCGCGCACGGACTCCGGCCAGCTCGTCGAGCTGGTGCAGGAGGCGGTGGCCGACCAGATCAGCCCCGAGATCCAGCGCATGGAGCGCAGCCTTGCCATGGCGGGCGAGCTGATGGCGGCCTACGCCCAGGAGTTCTACGAGGAGCCGCGGCTGCTGAAGATCAAGGGCCCTGGCGGCTCGGTGCAGGTGAAGAAGTTCCTCAACGCTGACCTGAAGGGCGGCTTCTCGTTCACCGCGGAGGCGGGCTCCGGCCTGCCGCGCACCCGCGCGGGCCAGGTGGCCCAGATCCGTGAGATGCTCGAGATGCGGCTCATCAGCCCGCAGGAGGCCGTGCAGTACCTGCCGGTCGCAGGGCTCAAGGGCATCCAGCAGCGGCTGCAGGCCGATGAGGAGCTGGCCCACCGCCGGGTCGAGAAGCTCCTGCAGGGCGAGCCGATCAACGTGCCGGCGATGCAGCAGGCGATCATGGTGCTCCAGACCACCGGGCAGAACCCGATGACGGGCGACTTCTTCTCCGGCCCGGAGGAGGCTATGGCGTTCGTCGAGGAAGCGGCCCTCTCGCCGCTGCCGCACGAGAACCTGTCCGTCTCGCTGTACGTGGTCGGGCAGCACATGAAGTCCGTGGAGTTCGAGCGGTATCCGCCCGAAGTCCAGGATCGCTTCTACCAGCACTACAGCCTCCTGCAGCAGGCTACCGCCGGTATGGGCGCCGCGACCGAGCCCGTCAAGACGACCCTGTCCCTCAAGGGCACGGTCGGCCCGACGGTCGCCGCGGAGATCCTGCAGCAGTCCGGCATCCAGGGCGCTACGCCCGACACGATGCGCGAGCAGCCGCTCGAGACGTCGGTCTACGACTCCGTCGACAAGGCGGACGCCGATGAGGCCGGCAACGACCCGCTGAGCGACGAGGAGAAGCTCCTCGCGATCCAGCAGGCCGCCGCGACCCACACGCTGAAGATGGCGAAGGCCCAGGCCGAAATGGACAGGGCCGATGCGAACTCGGTCGAGGACGACATCGACCGGGGCATCCGCCGTGAGCGTGAGGAGGAGCTGCACCAGGAGCGGCTGCGCCAGATGCGTCAGCCCCGGCCCGTGAAGGGTAATGGCTAGGCGCGTCTACAGCGACGAGGAAATGGCCCGTGCCTATTTCGTCCTCGAGACGAACCAGGGCAACGTGAGGCGAACGGCCCGGGACACAGGCCTCCCAATCTCCACCCTTCGGGGATGGGTCAAAGAGTGGGAGGCCTCCGGGCCACCCGACGTCAGCCTCGTCGAGGCAGAGGCCACGAACTTTGTCGAGCGCGCCGAGCGCGTGCGCGACAAGGCCCTTGGCGTCCTTGAGAGCAAGCTAGACACCGCCACCCCGTCCGCGCTGGTGGCGACCGTCGGGATGCTCCAGGACAAGATCAGCCTGGCCCGCGGCCTAGCAACGAATCGCACCGAAACGGTGCACAGCCTGCCCCCGACCGAGGAGATCGCCAAGGCGCTCTCCGCGGCGATGCAGGCGGCTCTCCAGTCCTCCCACGACCGGGAGCTGGAGATCATCGACGCCGAGATCACGGCGTTGCCATCGGCTGAGCAGGCTACGAGCACTCAGCCCGCGTAAAGGAGATCAGCACTGTCTGAGACCGAGATGACCTACGAGGATGCGGTGTCGGCACTCGAGCACGCCGCGGCGAGTGACCCCAACTTCGGGGGCACCCCGCCGGCCGCCGAGCAGGCCGAGGCACCCAGCCCGACCGTGGTCGCTCCCCAGGGGGAGCAGAACGAACAGGTGCAGCCCGAGGAGCCGGCCGGCCAGCCGGGGCCCGCGGACACCGAGCCGACGTTCTTCAACCCCGACGAGCTGGATCCGGCGCTGCTGCCGGGGTGGAAGCAGCTTCAGGCCGCCTTCACCCAGAAGACGCAGCAGCTCGCGGAACAGCGCAGGCAGCTCGAGGCCCTCGGCTCCCTTGAGGAGCTGCAGGCCGCCAGCGAGCTGTACAGCCGGCTGTCGGATCCCGACAGCTGGGTTCAGCTCCACGCGGAGCTGACGGAGGCCATGCAGGAGTACGGTCTCAGCCCCGCCGAGGCAGCACAGGCGGCGGCTGAGGAGCTGTACCAGCAGGGTGTCCAGCAGCCCAGCGGTCTGGATCTCGACGATCCGGATATTGCGCCCCTTGCCAAGCAGCTCGAGGCGCTTCAGGCGCAGCAGGCCCAGCAGGCCGCGCTGCTTCAGAAGATCGAGCAGGAGCGGGCGTTCGCCGAGCAGATGGAAGAGGCCCAGCGTCAGCAGGCCGCCTACGTCGTCCACATGCAGCAGCAGGTGGCGCAGCTTCGGCAGGCGAACCCGCACTACACGGACTCGGACATCGAGACCGTGGTCAAGCTCGGCACCTTCTTCAACGACGACCTCGCCGAGGCGCAGGCCGCGCTCGAGGCGTACGTCGCCGACCGCATGTCGCGGTACCTGGAGAAGAAGAAGGGCGCATCGGCCGCATCCATCCAGCCCCAGAGCGGGGCGGGCGTTCTCTCCTCTGAGGAGCGGGTGCCCTCCACGCTCCAGGAGGCTGAGGCTGAGGCCCTCGAGGCCATCCGCAAGCTCCAGGCTGCGGGTGAGCTCGACCTGTAGGCCCACCTATCCGCCGGGGTGCGGCTCCACCCATCAACACCCAGGGAGTTAGCCACACACCATGTCGGCACTTGTTAGCACCGTCTCAAAGGTGCTCAAGGATCGCTACCTGGCTCCGCTGAACCGGCAGCTCAACGACGAGGTGCTCGTGTTCCAGATCCTCGGTCTGGACTCGATGAACATCGACCTCGACGGCAACCAGGCCGTCGTGCCGCTCCACAAGGGGCGCTCGACGGGCATCGGTGCCCGCCTCGAGGGTGAGACGCTGCCGTCGGCCGGCTACCAGCAGTACGAGCGGGTCGTCTACGACCTCATGTACCTGTACGGCCGTGCCCAGTTCTCCGGCCAGGCGATCCAGAAGACCAAGACCGATGCGGGCGCGTTCATCCGCGTGATGACCGAGGAGCTTGACCGGCTCCGCGACGATCTCGCGCTGGATCTCGCTCGCCAGGTCTACGGCGACGGCACGGCGACCATCGCCACCATCTCCTCCGGCGCGACGTCCGCGACCCAGACGCTCACCTCCGCGGAGGCCGTCGAGAAGGGGTACCTGTACCCCGGCATGCGGGTCGACGTCGGCACGCTTGCGAACCCGCGGGCGTCGAGCGACTCGAACACGATCAACTCGGTTTCGAGCACCACGGTCGTGTTCGCCTCGTCGTTCACGTCCCTCGCGAACGACCGGATCTCCCGGGAGGACAACGCCAACGCTTCGTCCGTCTCGAAGGAGATCGCCGGTCTGCAGCAGATCCTCCCGTCGGGCGGGGCCAACACCTTCGGCGGCCTCGACGCCTCGGCGGCGGGCAACGGGTACTGGGACTGCCTGCGCACGAACGTGGCAGGCGCGATCTCGCTCTCGAAGCTCATGGAGGACTCGAACCGCATCAACGCCGCGGGCGGGAAGCCGAGTGACGTTGTCACTCTCACGACCCCCGGCATCGTGCGGCGCCTCTTCGAGACCAGCGACTTCAAGTCGAACGTCAGGTTCGTCGACTCGTCTGCGGGCAACGGCAACCTGTTCCAGGGCTTCGAGTCGCTGCGCTTCTCTGCGGGCGCGGGTTCGTACACGCTCGTCGCGGATCGTCTGCATCCGTGGGGCAAGCTGCACTTCATCGACAAGAAGCACATCAAGGTGTTCAGCCCGGGCGGTTGGCAGTTCCTCGACCGCGACGGCCTGACCATCCGGTGGGTCTCCGACAAGGACGCCTTCCAGGCTGTCCTCTTCCGGTACATGAACCTCGGTACCGGCCGTCGGAACACGTCGCTGGTGCAGTACGGCATCACCGACACGACGGGCTACTAGGCCGTCGCGTCGCTGCTCGTCTCTGACGAGCCTTTGCCCGGCTGGGCCTCGCCCTTGCGGGGCCTGGCCGGGCCTTTCGTCGTTTCATCACCTCTAGGAGGGGCATGTCGAACATCTGGACTCCGGCCGGCTCAGTGCTGCCCCCGGAGGTGCGCACCGCGCAGGAGGCCGTCGAGGCCTACGACGCCCGGCTCGAGCTGGGCTACGACCAGCGCAACGAACAGTGGGTTGTCCTCTGGAAGGACGGCCCGGATGGGGCGCCGTTCCCCGCCCTCGGGCTGGGGCGCGAGCTGCCAGGGTACGAAGAGATCCAGCGCCGGCTCTACTCGGGCGACGTTGCCCGGCGTGGGGCCGAGGTGCTGAAGGAGGTCATCGACCGCAACGAGGCCCGCAAGCGGGCTAGTCGCGCGGAGCTGTCCGAACGCGCCGGGGAGGTTGCCGAAGCGCTCGAGCACACCTTCCGGCGGATGGGCAAGACCTCCTACACCAAGGTGTTCCTCCCGGGGCGCGACTTCACGTTGACGCCGTAGAAAGGACTTTAGATGCAGCTCACACTTCCCCGACTGGGGAACCAGCGGCAGAAGCAGGCGCGCGCCAGGGTGATCAAGCAGCTTGCGCAGCAGGCCGCTGAGAGGCGCGGGCTCAACCGCTTCTCCAAGCTCGGCCAGGGCCGTGGCCCGCGGGCCGCTAACCCGTTTGTCGGGGCCGGCGGTCGCTTCGGCAACCAGAAGGGCCTTGGCCGCCCCTCGCTGCTCGCCAACCGAGGCATGGGCCGCTTTGGCGAGATGCTGGAGATCCCGCCCAGCGTGCCGGCGATCCACGTCCAGCCCGCTGCGCCGCTCCCCGTGGACTCACTCACGGCTGCCGGGCCTTTGGAGGTCGGCGGTGTGCCGCAGGTGGTCACGCCGGACAGCCAGCTCCCGTCGTGGGGCGAGGCCACCGGCCAGGATCCGGCCTTGGGGTTCCACTATCCCGTCGAAGGGCCGCTCGACATCGAGCCGTTCGTCCAGAGCTGGGGCTCCCCCAGCGGCCAGGGCACCATCGCTGGGCTGATCCCGCTCGGGCAGGGGATGTACCTCAACCCCACCACGGGCGAGGTCATGGGCGTCGGCCTGGCAAACCGCGGCCTGCAGCAGGCGCTCTAGGAAGGAGGACGCATGGACGTCTCCGAGATGCTCACCGACCTGGGCGACCACGGCTTCACCGACACCAGCACCGCCACCAAGGTGCGGATGCTGCAGGACACGATCTGGGAGATCGAGGGCCTGCGGCCTTGGCCGTTCCTCGAGTCGGAAGCGACCCTCACCTTCAGCGGCTCATCGGGGCTCGCCTCGAACTTCCCGGCGGCCTTCAAGACCGCGCTGAAGCTGAAGGACGTCCAGCGCAACGTGGCGCTCGACCCGGTGTCGGAGAGCGACCTCGAGGACGCCGGGTATGACCTCTCCACCGTCGGGGTGCCGAAGGTCTACTACCCCGTCGGCGACAAGCTCTACGTCTGGCCGATCCCGCCCTCGAGCACCACGGTTCGTATGCGGTACCTGCGCTCGAGCACCGCGATCAGCAGCAGCTCAGTGTCGGCCGACATCCTCATCCCGGCCCGCCACCACCGGCTCATCGTTCTCGGGGCCCTCGTTCGCCTCTACGACATGGAGGACGACCCCGAGCTGGCCGCGCGGTTCCAGGGCCACTACGAGACACGGCTCGAGCGGATGGTCGATGACCTCTTCCGCAAGCAGCTCGACAGGCCAGACCACGTCCGGGTGCATGACCCGGATGCGTGGGACTACGACTTCTAGGAAGGGGGTGACGCCGTGGCAGGCGTTGTCGCGCAGACGTTCCCGCCTGCGCCGGGCGGCATGAACGTCGCCCTGTCGGCGCAGGAGATCGACGACACCGAGGCGATCTACCTCCAGGACATCCTGGTCGACACCCCGGGGCTGGCCCGGCGCCGCGGCCCCGTCGCCAAGCCGATCAACTGGGCCGCAATCCCCCGGCCGGCGAGCGGCCTGGCAATCGCCATCGACCCGTCGGGGCAGGACAAGTACGCGGCGCTCACTGGCACCGATGCGGCCGGCTACCTCAGCGTGTGGTCAACCGACCACAGCGCGATCACGGACATCTCGTGGCCGCACGTCCTGCCCACCGAGCCCGGCGTCTCGTCTACCCGGCGGTACCGCATGCACCAGGCCGCCCCCGCGCAGGGTGGCGGCACCTGGATCGGCACGGCGAGCGACTACAGCTCCACGAGCGTGCCCCTGCACGCGCTGGGCCTGTGGTACGGCGGGGCGAAGGCGGACTACACGACCGGCACCATCTCGTTCACCCGCGGCTCGGCCACCGTCACCGGCTCCGGCACCTCGTGGGTCGGGAACGTCGAGCCCGGCATGTTCCTCTTCGCGAACACCGACGACGCGGGCGCCGGCACCTTCACGTCCACCTTCATCGGCGTGGTGCTGTCGGTCAACTCGAACACGAGCATCACGCTCGAGTCGGCGTCGCCGTACAGCGGCTCCGCGGGGCGGGCCTACAGTCTCACCTCGGTGCGCGGGTTCATCCCCAAGGTCAACAAGGGGCGCATCACCTGCGCCACCGACTCGACCACGGTGTCGGGCGGCTCGACGAAGTTCTCCTCCCAGGGCCTCGGCACCGGGACGTGGAACCTCTACCGCGCCAGCGACTTCACCTGGATCGGGAAGGTCGCCAGCGTGCAGTCGAACATCAGCCTCACCCTCTCGGCCAACGCGGCCATCGCGCTCGCGGACGAGCAGTACATCGCCATCCGCGGCGACTGGGCCACCGCCGACAAGAGCGTCGACCTCACCGGCTCGTCGAACAAGGTCGGCTGGCTGACCGCGATCTACGCGGAGCGGCAGTGGTACGCGAACAACGGCGTGTCGTTCGACAAGACCTACCGCCTGTGGTTCAGCGACACCGCGGACAAGGAGGCGGTCGACCTCAGCGGCGACGGCGACTGGATCCCGATCTCGTCCACCTCGGACATCCCCGAGCCGATCCGCGCGCTGGTGCCTACCTACAACGCGCTGCTCGTGATGAAGGAGTCCGAGACGTTCGCCGTGTACGGCACGTCCCCCAGCTCCTTCAGCGCGAAGAAGCTCGCCGACGACGGGACGCTCTCCACCATGAGCGCCCAGTCCTACGGCGGGGGCGCCATCTGGGCCGGCCGCGGCGGGATCTACTTCTACGACGGCGTCAGCGTCCAGAACCTGATCGAAGGGAAGCTGGGCGACGTGTGGCGCAACTCGGTGTTCACGGTCGACCCGCTGCGCTACCGCATGTGGTCAATGCTCGCGCAGGATCACTACATCCTGCACATCGAGGATCTCGACCCGACGATCAGCGTCGTCAAGGGCAACACCTCGAGCACCCCCACCTACTGGGTGGTCGCGATCAACATGAACACCAAGGCCTTCAGCATGATGACGGGCCTGCGGCTGCGCGGCGCGGTGACCCTGCCGGCGTCGGCCGGGCGCGGGGTGTACTACGTCGTCAACGGGCTGAACGTCGACGCTGCCGCCTCGAACCTCGGGAAGACCGCGGCGGGCGGCACGGCCAAGCAGCTCTCGGCCGACTACGCCTACGCGGTGCACGTCACCCCGTCCGAGGACGGCATCACCAACAAGGTGAAGTGGCGCCTCGACGGCGGAGGCACCGGCTCGGGTGACGCCCAGTTCCGGGCCGCGCTCTACTCGGACTCCGGGGGCGAGCCGTCGGAGCTGCTCGAGTACTCCGACCCGGTGACCGTGACCGACACGGCCACGGCCTCGGACGTCACCTTCACCCTGCGCTCCGACGTCAAGCTCGTGAGCGGGACGAAGTACTGGATCGCGCTGTTCGGCGACAGCAACGCCGACTCGTGCCGGGCCTTCGCCGACACGGTCTCGAGCAAGAGCCGCTCCGTCGCGGACACCTTCTCCGACGGGGTGCCGGCGACCTGGGACACCGCGGGTGACGCGACCGGGAACGACGACCTCACCGCGTACGTGGTCTACGACACCCGGCGCGGGCACCTGTGTGACGCGAACGACCTGTTCGACGCGGAGGGCATCGACACCGTGATGGCGGAGGGCGACCCGAAGGGGCCGGACTTCTACTTCGCCAGCAAGAAGTTCAACGCCGGCAACGACGTCCAGCTCAAGCGGTTCAAGCAGGTCGCGATCCACTACCTCGCGCAGGGCGGCGCGATGAAGGTCGACGCCGTGCTCGGGCTGAACAACGTCGGGCAGACGCTGACCAGCGACTTCCCCTCCACGGTGCTCACCTGGGACGCGCTGCGGGCGCTGCTGCCCAACTGGTCGAGCGTGGCGGAGCAGTACCCGTCCTGGAGCAACCTCATCGAGGGGGTGTTCCGGCCGAAGCGGGTGCGGTTCCTGAAGAAGGATCACCACTTCTCGTTCCGACTCTGGCAGGAGGTGCCGACGATGACACGTCTGAAGGTCGGCCCGTTCCACATCGTCTACAAGCTGATGCGTCCGCAGAGGGTGCAGTAGTGATCGTAGGCGAGGACAAGATCGGCGACTGGACGCCGGCAACGCTCACCAAGTACATCCGAGACCTCTTCCAGAACCAGCCACCGGATTTCCTCCCTCTGCTCAAGGGGGAGGAGATCCAGGTCTACTCGAAGCTCGTCCTGCGGGACAGGCTCGAGCTGACCAAGGAGCCGAACTACCGCAAGGTCGGCGGCACCGGTAACCCGGCGTTCGCCAACTCCTGGGTCAACTACGGCTCCGGCTGGGGCGAGGCCTCCTTCTGGCGCGACCCGCTCGGGTTCGTGCACATGCGCGGGCTCATCAAGAGCGGCACCGTCGGCTCTCACGCCTTCATCCTGCCGCCCGGGTACCGCCCGATCACCAACGAGACCTACTCAACGATCTCGAACGGCGCCATCGGCCGGGTCGACGTTCTCACCGACGGCCAGGTCGAGCCCGTGTCGCCCAGCAACAACACCTACGTGTCCCTCGCGGGCATCTACTTCCGCACCGTCTAGCCCACAGAGAGGAGGACAATGGCAACTGACGCTACCGGGACGCCCACCTCAAAGGGCATCCCGAAGTACGACCCATCGAACGACGCCCCCTCTGGGCTGGGCTTCAACGCGGCGATGGACGCCATCGACAGCCTGCTCGACACCTACGTAGGTAAGCCGTCGGGGATCGCGACCGGCGAGGTGCCTGTCTGGAACGGCACCACCTGGGTACGCTCGAGCGTCACCCGGATCAGCACCGTCCGGCCGCAGGATCTGACCCAGGACGGCGCCTCCACCGGGCAGGTGCTCGCCTGGAACGGCTCCATCTGGGCCCCCTCCAGCGCCGCCGGCCCCGGCTACGGAACGTCGCTTCCCGGCTCGCCTTCGGATGGCCAGGAGTATATCCTAGTCGACTCCACTACGGCGCCTACATGGCGTTGGCGCCTTCGCTACAACAGCGCAAACTCCGGCAGCTACAAGTGGGAGTTCGTGGGCGGCACCCCGGCGTATGCCGCGGTCACCGCTTACCAGAGCACGACATCCTCTGGCTACGTCGACCTGACCACGGTCGGCCCGTCGTTCACGCTCCCTCGGGCGGGTGAGTACGAGTTCTGGTTCGGCGCCGATGCGGCCTACAACGGCACCGCCGGTTCGGGCGGCCGCATCGAACTGTACGACAGCACGGCCTCCGCGCAGATCACCGAGACCCAGAACGGGGTCGAGGGCGACGCGACGGCCCCCTACCCACTGACCCGTATCGCGCGGGCCACTGTCACGGGGGCGAACTCGCTGAAGCTCCGCTACAAGATCAACGGAGGCGGCACCGCCTACTTCGGCCTCCGCTTCCTCCACGTCACTCCTGTAGCGGTGTAGCCATGGCCACCAGCATCTACAACCCTGGAAACCCGTTCGACACGGGCAGGCCGGGCGAGGAGAACACGGAGGTGCTCACCAGGTACCTCCAGCAGGGCAGGCGCAACGAGCTGCTCGCGATGGGCTGGGATCCGAACGCCCCGCTGCACGCCCACGACAACCCCAACCACCCGGCGTACCGCAAGCCGAGCGGCGGCACCGCTCCTGGCATCCCTGGCGGCGCGCTCATTGCTCAGGCCCAGCTCGCCGCGAAGCAGCGGTACCAGCAGCGGCTGGCAGACCTGACCAAGAAGCGGCAGGGCGTGGCCCGCACGGGCGGGTACAAGTTCGACGTCGGCGACGACGGGCTGGTCAAGAACTGGCGGGTCGACCCCTACAACCAGTACGGCACCTTCCAGCTCCTCAACCGCCAGCAGGCGAGGCAGGGGATGGAGGTGCAGGACGCCAACCTCGCGCGCGGGCTCGGCACCCGCGGCGGGCTCGCGGCGCAGAACCTGAACGACGCCCGCTTCGAGTGGGGTCAGCAGGACGCGGCGCTCGGGCAGTCCCTTGTGGATCAGCTCGGCGCGCTCGACGAGGAGCAGCAGGCCGCGAAGTACGAGCTGGATCAGGCCCTCTGGCAGCTACAGCTCGAGGCGCTCCGCATGGCCGCGCAGGACGGGGACTACGGGTACCCCGGCTCCGACTACCCCATGGACGAGGACGGCAGCTCGCTGTTCGCGCCCGTGGGGACGGACTTCTCCGTCATCGACAAGATCATCAACAAGAAGGCGAAGGCCCGCGTGCAGTCGCCGGCCCTGACCCGGACGCAGCGGGCCTCCGCGAAGCTCGCGGCGCCGCTGAAGAAGTACGGGTGGGGCGCCGCGGCCGTCGTGAAGAAGCCGTCGCTGCTCCCGCACACCAAGACACCTGTCCCGAAGAAGACGAAGGGGGGTAGGAAGTAATGGCAGCAGGCCCTCTTCCTCGGCCGCCGAGGGAGCCCTACTACGCCCCGCGCGTCTACCTCGAGTACCTGAAGGGCGTGCGCCCGAGCCGGCTCACGGACGAGCAGGTCATCGAGTGGATGAAGAAGAACCCCGGCTTCGTGGCGAAGAACTGGCAGACGATCAACCGTACCCAGTTCGGGCGTGACCTTGCCAAGAAGGCCAAGTTCTTCGTCAAGGATAACCAGCGCACCGAGGCCTGGCTGTTCAACCCGGACATCAAGGACGGGGCACGTCTCTGGACGTGGAAGCGGAAGAAGCCCCGGACGCAGATCCTGACCGAGGACGGGTACGTCCGCCGCGACAAGCCCGACACCACGGGGTCGACGGGCAACGACGGCACGACGACCACGACGGGCGTTGACCCGATCCTGGAAGGGCTCGCGGGGATCCCCGGGCTCGACCTCTCGGCGCTGAGCAAGATCCGCGTGCCGGCGGCCGAGCTGATCCCGCTGGCGCTCGCCAATGCCGGCGCCAAGCCGATGAGCCGGGCGGAGATCGACCAGCTCGTGTCGTCCATCGTGAACCCGCAGCGGACGAAGAAGCTGTTCGAGCATGACCGCCAGGAGCTGCTGGCGCAGACGACGCACAACATCAAGCAGCTCGACAACTGGTACGGCCAGGTGATGGACTCGCAGGGCGTCGCCGCGCAGCGGTCGGCGGACTTCGGGAAGGCGGCCGTCGCGGCGAACGCTGACGTGACCCAGGGGATCATCAGCTCGCTCGGCGGGGAGGCCAACGAGGGCTCCTACGTGGTCGGGGCTGCCGGCGCCGAGAACGCCGGGCTGCTCAACGCGCTCGGGGCCATCGAGAACCAGTACAACGCGGACATCACGCCGCTGCTCAAGGCCGAGGCCGCGGGCCAGAAGGCGCGCGAGCAGGCGGCCGGCACCGCGCGGCTGCGGGATCTCTCCCGGCAGCTCATGGAGGCCGAGACCCAGGGCTCGAGCGCGGAGGCGCAGCTGCGGTACGACGTCTGGCAGAACAACCAGCAGATCCTGAACGACCGCATCGCTCGGCGCATCGGGATCATGCAGGCGAATCAGGGCGCCAGGCAGCAGCGGTACCAGAACCAGCTCGGGCTCGCCCAGGCCGGCATCGCGGCCCAGGCGTCCCAGGCCGGGCTGGGGCTGCAGACCCTCGGCGCGGCTGCAGACTACATCGACGATCAGGCGGACAACGAGCGCCAGGCTGCGCGCGATGCGTACCTGCGCAGGCCGAAGCCGTACGGACAGGTCTCGAAGTCGATCAAGGACAGCGCCTGGAACGACATGATCGACCTTGTCGAGGGAAAGAAGATGACCACTAAGCAGGCCATGATGGTGATGGCCTCAGTGATCCGCCAGTACGGCTGGAATCCAAACTCGCCTGGCCCGCGGGCTCTCATGCAGAGCGCGATCAAGAAGTGGCAGGAGTCCCTGTCTGAGTCCTAGCAGAGGAGGTGGGTATGGCGCGAGATCGTAGAACGCGGCGGACACGCCGTGGCGGTACCGAAGCGTCCGCCCCGAGCCAGCCCAACGTCTTCTCACGGCTGACACCGGACATCATCGAGGCCCCGGCCCGCGCTGTTGTAGGCGGGGCCGCGGGCCTCGTAGGGAACCTGGCGGGCGACATCCGCGATGCCGTCGTTGGGCTCCCGGTCGGGATCATCAAGACGGTCGAGGATCCGGTCGAGTCCGCGAAGTCCATCGCCGGTGCCACATGGCACACGTGGTCGCCGCTGTTCACCGGTAAGCCGGGGAAGTTCCTGCAGCAGGTGTATGACCACCCGCTGGCCCCGATCCTGGACGTGGCGACAGTGTTCTCACTCGGGGCGGGGGCCGCGGCGCGGGGCGCGGTGGCGCTCGAACGTGCCGGCTCCACCTCGAGCACGGTGGCGAAGCTCGCGAAGCTCACCCAGCCCGGGGTGCAGCGCCTGTATGACCCGGCCGGCGTCAGGCTGCCGGTGGACAAGGTGCTGTCCCAGCGGGCGGGGCGCCGGCTCGTTCAGGAGGCGCTGATCCACTACGACTACCGCCTGCCGAAGTTCTACACGCGCGGGCGGTACGAGCGACTGCACCGCGTGGATCTGTCCCGGCGGGCACAGACCAAGCAGTACATCGCGCACCAGGCCACCAAGCGGGTCAACGAGATCGAGGCTGCCGTGCGAAGGGGTGACCGCAACGCGCTCGCCCAGACCGCGGCCGACTGGATCGAGCACGCCGACCCGACCGACGCGCTGTACGCATCGACCCGGCTCCAGATGGACGCAATCATCCAGGGCGCCTACGCGCTCGAGGACGTGACCGAGCTGGGCAAGCGGGCACGCTCGAACATCGTCGCCCACATGCACGCCAACCTCCTGCGGCACAACAAGACCTACACCGAGGCCCAGGCCCGGGCGCTGCTGAAGGGCGGGCACAACATGCTCGTCCGGGCGCCCGAGTACATGGACAGCCGGTACTGGGCTCAGCTCGACAAGGCGCGGGCCAAGCACGCTAAGCTCACCCGCGCGTACGCCAGGCGCAGGCCAAAGCTAGAGGAAGAGATCGCGAAGTGGGAGCGGGTTCGGCAGGATAACGCCGAGCTGGTGCACTCGCACGACAAGATCCGCGCCGAGCTGGCCTCCGCGAACGACGAGATGTCCGCGATGCTGGAGATCGGGTGGCGGGTGGCCGGCGGGTACCGCACCCGCGCGGGCAACGTGCCGAAGAAGCTCACCGGGTCTCAGGAGATGCGCTACGCGACGGACGCCATCGAGGATCAGGTCACGCGCATCAAGGATCTTGAGGCCCGCAATGAGGCCGCGTACGCGGCGAAGGCGCAGCACGAGAAGGCGCTGCAGGAGCTCAGCAAGCTGCGGCTCGAGCGCGACCAGGTCGAGGCCACGCTGCAGAACCGCTGGAACGACCTCGAGGCGATGAAGGACAGAGCGGCCTCGAGCTACTACGTCGGGGTGGCTGACACGTACGACCGGACGGTCGACGTGGTCAACAACTTCGGCCGGTACGTCAAGGCAGACTCCTTCAGCAAGGCCGCGCACGTCATCGACCCCGCGACAGGGGAGAAGAGGTACTTCGTCGTCCCCGCGCATGACGCCTACAACCTGGGCTGGGAGGGCGGTAACAGTCTGCGGTTCCTGCACAAGCTGATCCACAAGCCGACCATGTTCTGGAAGTCGGCGGTCATCGGCTGGACGCCGCGCACTATCACGAACAACGCCATCGGCAACTGGTTCCTCTACGCGGTGCGGGAGCTTCCCAGCACACATGGAATCCAGGCGGTGGGGGACGCCCTTCGGTTCCGCTTCGGCTCGAAGATCGACGGGGAGATCCTCTTCCCGCGCAACCACTGGCTCTACCGCTACTTCTCAGACGAGATGTCTGACACGTTCGGCATCGGCACTGAGCTAGTTCGTGTCGGCGAGGAGGCCTCGACCGTG